ACACCTCCATCTCGGCGCTGTTTGTCTCGGGCATCGTGCCGGGGCTGATCATGGGGGCAGGCCTCATCTTTGCGTGGCGCTGGGTGCTGCGCGACCTGGATTTGCCCGCCGGCCAGCCCCTGCCGCTGCGCGAGCGCCTGCGCGCCACCGCCCATGCGTTTTGGGCGCTGCTGATGCCGCTCATCATCATCGGTGGCATGAAAACCGGCATCTTCACCCCCACAGAAGCCGCCATGGTGGCCGCCGCCTACGCGCTGGTGATTGCTGTGTTTGTTCACCGTGAAATGCAGTGGGCCGATCTGCACGGCGTGCTTGAAGCCGCGCGCGATAAATCCCCCCAGCCGCGCGCGATAAATCAATAGCGCCGGCATTTGCAGCCAGCGCAAACGATTTTCATCTATGTCGCCAGCAACGCCGCCGCGCTCGGCGAAATCCACAGCACTTCCGTTCGAGCGCGCAGACTGCCTGCCGCGCAGTGCTTGCGCTCCACCCGACGCCAACCCGCCAGCATCTCGTCGTAAAGCGTTGCGGGGTAGCCGGCCAGCACCACCATCCCCTTGCAGCCAAGCAACACCTCCAGCAGATCAATATGCTGCTGCGTCGTCAGCTCGTGCCTGTAGCCCGTATCCGAGCGAGTGGCGGGCAGGTACGGCGGGTCAACAAAATGCAGCGTCTGCGGCGTGTCCTGCGCCTTGATGACTGCCAACGCATCCCGGCACTCAATCACAACACCTTGCATGCGCCGCTGCACCGCCGCCAAGCTGCGCGGGTACGTCACCCACTCGCCCGCTTTACCTTTGCCTGTGCCCGTCCTGTGCCGGGCGTCTGCAAATGAGCGCTTCGCCGGGTCGAATACAGATGCGTGGTGAAACGACTGGTAGGCCCGAATGACCGTGCGCTGCGCACGCACCACCGGATCCTGCGTCGCTTCAAACGCCAGCTCAAACTCACGCCGAGCGTAGGGCGTGCGCCGCAATCGCCGCATCAGCGCCGCACACTGCACCGGGTCTTGAATCACCCTGAACAGCCCGACGATCTCTTCGTCCAAGTCGTTGTAGACCTCCACCTCGCTGCGTTGCTTGCGCAGCAACACGCTTGCGGCACCACCAAACGGCTCAACGTAAATGCGGTGCGGCGGCAGGTGCGCAAGCACCCAGGGCGCAATAGCCCACTTGCCGCCGAAGTAGCGCAGCGCAGATCGTTTCGGCGCGTCATGCGCCAATTTGTCGCTTTTCACTTTGCTCACAGAGCTGTCCTCGTTGTTGAGCCGCTCTGTGGCGATCTGGGGTTTGCCGGGCATTACCACGGCTTAAATCCGCTACGTTCCCACACCTGGGGCACTTGATCTGCACGCGGCCCACAAATTCGGCCAGCGCTAGCAGCCTGTTACAGCCGCATCTAATTTCACCCATTGCAAGCCTTTTGCAATTTTTGGCCCGTAGGCTCACACCGCTGCGCGCGCAGTGGCGGGCCTTGGCCGGCTTGCAGCTCCTTCTGCATGTTCGGGGCGGCCCTGGGTGTTAGCGCACCCAGGGCCGTCGCCCGTCTTTAAATGTTGACGATCACCGGCGTCATCGCCGGCGCGCTGCTCTCAATTACGCCAGCGCGCACGTAAACAGCCGTGCCTACCGCCGCCGTTCCCGAAACTTTGAGCGTGCCGCCGCCGGGCAGTGTCACAACGCTCGTTGTGCCCGTTGTGCTTGCCACAGTCGCATAGCGGCGCGGCGCCTGCGCTTTGCCCAGCACTTCGACGAGTGCGCTAAATGCGTTAGACATACGCCGTCACCCCCAGCGTTTGATATGCGGCCACGCCCGATTCGGTCGCAGCCGACAGCGACGTCGTCACTCCCATCTTCGTCACGCCGCCGTCGACGTAGCGAATGATCCTGCCGGGCCGCACCAGCCCCAGGCTCGCCAAAACTGGCACTTTGAGAGTTTGGCGCTCGATGCGCCCCACGTCTGCCAGCACCGGCAGCGCCCGCGCAGCAGCGGCAGCAGCTGTGCAAACAAGCGGCTCGCTGATTTGCTCTGCTTCAACGTCCGCAGCAGAGCCAGCGCGTCGCACGTCAAACAGCCCGCCACCCGTGTCACCCACAACCATCACTCGGTTGTAATTCGCGGCTGTGATGCGCTGAATGCTCTCGCGCCGCACAACGGCAGCGGGCAGCTCGTAATCTGGCGTCACGCTGTCCCAGTCCCAGGGTGCAGCCCGGTACTTTTTGACGACGTGCAACGTCTGCGCTGAAAAGCTGGGCTGCACGAATGCGCCTGCGGCGCGGGCAATTGCATCAAGCGCTGCAATCGGCGTTGCGCGCGCCGTCCACAGCCCCGCCGGCACGAGCCAGTCCGCCGCCTGCCAGTTCAGCACCCAGCCCAAGCTCACGCCGTTGTGCGTCAGCGCAGCCGCCGCGATCTGTTGCAACGTCTGCGCTTGCGAAGTGCCCAGCACAGCTGACGCGCTCCAAGGCGCATCCAGCAGCGCGGCCGCACATGCACCACTCAGAGACAAAGTCGTGCGGGGGAAGTCGCGCTCGCGCTGCTCAGTTTCTAGTACCCAGCGAACAGCCGTGCCGTTGAACACCAGCTCTAGCTCGACAGGCTCGCCAGCACTTGCCGGCGCCAGCGCGGCTTCGTGCTTCGCCGAAACCGTCGCCGAAACCTGATAGCCCCAGCCTGCCCAATCTTCCGTAACCGTGGCCGCCTGCACGGGGATTTCCGCGCCCGTGTCCACCCGCGTCAGCGTGATGCTGTTTTGCACGAAATATCTCCTTCGAGCGGGGATCGTGATTGCCGCCCTTGGCGGTTGCGGTGGCGAGGTTGGCTCGTTGCCGCAGCTGAAAACGAGGTCAAGGCTCGCTGGCGCCAGCGCTGTGAAAACAAGGTCGCCGCTGGGCGTGTAGCAAACGTGCGCCAGCACTACCGGTGCTGTGTACTTGCCCGCCGGCGGTCGCCGGGCGTCTTGATGCTTGGCGCCGCGCAAGTGCAGCAGCACTGCTGCCCCGGCCACGCGCTCGCCAGCGCCGGCGCTGGCGGGCACGGCATCTTGATAACTGGCGCCAACACTAGGCCGAGCGTGGCGCAAACGATCTTGGTAGCTCGTAGCCCAAACTTCGCGCAGCGCCGCTGCGTCCTGCTGCCTGCTTGCCACGCGCACTTTGCGCGCGAGCATGTCTGCATGCGCTGTTGCAGTTGCTGTGCGCAGCGCAGCTGCATCGCTGTGCGCAGCATCTGCCTGCCAAATCAGCTGATCTAGTGCATTCAGCACTGCGCGTGTGCCCGCCGCCGCCGGCGCTGCCAGCTTCCAGCCCGCTGAGGTTTGCACTTTGCTCGTGCTGCCCAGCGTTGCATTCCCGCGCGCTTCAGTCTTTGATGCTTGCGCCAGCTGCCAGCCAGCAGCCGCGCCGCCCGTCAGCGGCCTTGCCGTGTTGCTGTCCCACAGCGCTACTCCAGCAACCCGCACGCTGCCCAGCTCGATGTTGCCCGCTGCTTGCCCGCTTGCCCCAGCAAACCCACGCACAGCCAGCCCCGGCAGCGCGACGCTGCCGGAAGCTGAAATGCTGGGGGGTATCGTCCCGCCGCCCGGCTCTTTGACGTAGCGCGGGCGCGCGTAGCCGGCGCGGTAATACGGCATTTAGAAGCCCATTTGTAGCGACCAGACTTCGCATCGAGCATCGCCGCCCGCGCCGCCTGCTAGCAATAAAACTCCGTCAGACCACATCACATACGCCGCGCTACCAGATCGCCCAATTTTTAGCTGCGCTCCGTAGTTTTCCCACAAGTCGTTTGCCCAGTTGTAGCGCATCACTCCTTCACCAAACCCATACCCACCCACATGCCACGCCATCCCGTCCGGCCCCGCAATTGCGCTGTGTTGCCACACCGAACCCGGCAAATTTGCGACTTGTGTAAACGTCAGCTGCTCTTGATCGAACACATGCGCTACAGGAGCTACGCTCCCGCCCCAAAACAACACACTCGCGTTGCCTAGCATGCACGCACCAGGCCAGTACCCCAAATAAGGTGCCGCAGCAATATCAAACCAACTATCTAAATTTGGGTCGTACGCGTGCAGTCTGCTTGCAAACGACGAAAACACAGCAATGCGTCCCGCATGCTCCCCTGCTGTTAGAGCGACAGCGTTCCCGTTAACTTCTCCCGCGCACAACGCCGGACTTGTTGCGCCCTCAGACCACGCGTTTTGCTCGACGTCATAAATCAGCACTGCAACATAATTTGGTGGCGGCCACGCAATTGCAGCCATGAAATACACCCGCCCGTCGAGCAACACACCACGGGCACCACAAAACTGCACAGTTTTTGGCAGTTGTGGTCCCGCCCTAAATAACCCTGTTTTGCGACTAAACAACCACGACGCCGTCGTGTTGCGTCCGACAAAAATTGCGCCATCCGGCCCAGTTGCGCAGCCAAAGATGTAATCGCCCGGAGCCGGAAACGCTGCAACTTGCAGCAGCTGGGCGGGTCTGTGTGCTGCTGCCAGCCAGTTCCCGTCCATCTCTGCATACGTCAGCCCGCCCGCAAAAGTTGCGTCGGCTTCCATCTCTGCATACGTCAGCGCCGGGTTTTTGCTCTTGAGTGTCACGAGGGTCATGAGATCACCAGCTCCGTCAACACAAACTCGCCGCCAGCGTAGAGCGCTACGCTGCCCGCTTCAATGTCCCCTCCTGCGCCGGATTCGGTCACAGTCAGCCCCTCAATTGCTACAGCCCCGGCCGCGCTGCGCACTCGCGCAGCAGCCGCCGTGCCGGATGTGCTCACGGTGCCGCTGGCCCGCGCAATCGTCAGCACGCCGACGGCAGCGGTGCCGCATGGCTTTGCCAGCGTGATGTTGACGAGCAGCGCCCCGGCAGCATCCAGCACGTCTACGCTCGCGTGGTCTGTGCCGTTGTCCAAAAACGCTCGCACAGCTTCCGCGCGCGCGGTCGCCAGCGCTTGTGAGATCGAGATAGTCACATCGCCTCCGCCGGGATGTTGTCTGCAATGACAGCGCGGAAGTGGCGCTCGTGATCGAACGCAAGCACTGTGTAGCGCTGCGCAGGATCGACGTACTCGAACACGTAGCCGCCGGTTGCCGCGTCTGACCAAACCTCATCAATCACCATCCCGTCGCGCTCGCGCATCAGCCAAACTTTGCGCCGCAGCGGCGTGTTATCCGGCGTGCCCGCTTGTTTGACAGTCCCTGCAATGCGCCCCAGGCCGCCGTGATACTCAGCCACCCGCCGCGCGGCAGGCTGCGGCGCTGCACGCGCAGTAACGGGCCACGTTGGCGCAAACAGCAGTGTGGCGGCGAAGGGCGCAAACACAGCGCCGCTCATCGCCACGGCCCCGTGACGTCAATCAGAAACGCTCCGACGGAGTTATTCATGACGCGAAACCTCCGTCCTTCATAGCCGGCCACGTTTTCCACCACCTCGCCCTGGGGGAACTGGCCCTGCAACCCGGGATGACACAGAGCTAACGCCCCCGGCTGATTACCCCGGTAATTGCTAAATGCAGCATCGCTCAGCGTCATCACTGACGTGTACAGCTTGTTGTCCGGGCTGTTGGGAAATGGAATCCCAAACGTCCCGCTTTGCCCCCCCCAGCCCATCCAGCCTGGCACTGCCGCCGCTTTGTTAAGCGCAGCCGCGCCGCCAAGCCCGGTAAATGAACGCGCTACCCACGCGGCATTAGCACCGACCGCCCCAGCATCTTCTTCGCGCGTCCCAGTTGTATGCCCCGTCGGCGCGGCGACAAGCATGCACGCATATGCATCCGGGTTTTTTGTTGGCACGAAATCGCCAAACCCCACAGTTTGCGCAGCGCCACTGCTGTAAAACTGCACACGCAAATAAAAAAATCGGTCATCTGCTGCGATAAACCAGGGCGCCGCATCAGTGCTAGCTGAATGACGGAAAATTTTTGGCCACCAGCCGCCACCGGCTATTTGCTGCTGCGCGGGGAACGGCCCACTACCCGAGTCGATGTCCGTCATCGATTCGTAGCCCACGCAGCGCATCACCTGCCCGTCCGTATCGTCAACGCGCAGCAAGCAGCCCGTGGCCTCCGCAGCGCTGCTTTTGTACGCTGCGGTGTGCGTGCCCGTGAACGCCTTCGTCCAGCCGGCGCCGGCCAGCTTGTGCGTAATGCTGCCAGTGGCCGTTTGGTTTGCCACGCCAGGCGCGGCAAACGTGTACGCCGTGGGCGTGACGCCCAGCACTTTCTTTTCGCCGTTCAACGCCGCCGGCGTTGCGCCTGCAATCAGCGCCACGGCGTCCCGCTCAAACGGGTGGCCAGCGCTGCGCGTCACTGTTGCAATGCCGTTGGCGACGATGATCGAATCCACGGTGCCCGCGCCGAAGCCGTTTACCAGCACATCGAGCACTGCGATGCCAGCGCCGGGCGTTTGCGTCAGCTGCGGCGCGCCGAGCATGTCGCTGTGATACAGGTAGATCATGCGTTTAGCTCCCTCAAGGCCGGTCAACATCGCCGCGCACAAGCAGCGCGAACGAATCGTTTTCAACGGTCGCAGTGCCCGGCTGAATCGTCCGCACGACCCACACCGGAGCTACGGCGCCCGTGGTGTTGAAGCGCAGCACATTGCCCGCCGCCCAGCCCGCACCCCATCCCGCCGCGCGCAGGGTGAAATAAGGAGTGCCCGTGGCCGGGTTGTTTGGGGCGCAATCTGCGTTTGTGCTCCCCTGGCCGATGACGCCAACGTGCTCGCCGATGACGAGAAATGTTGTGTTCGTCTGAAACAGCAGCGCCCAGCGCTCCGACACTGCACCCAGATTGCTCAGCTCGACGGGGCTTCCCGCATCGTCGTATGTGCCCGTCGCCGCCGTGCCCACCCTCGTGTCTTTCCAGTCCTCTAGCCATGTGGACTGATCAAACAGCACGGGCGTGTTGACTTGCATGTCACCGATGACCAACGCGCTCGAAATCGTGGATTCATCAGCCGGGTAGCTGTGCGTGATCTTGCGCGTGAGAGACAGCGTGCCGTCGATTTGCACGTCACGCACTTGCACCATGTCCTCAATTCGATGCTTGATCTTGACCGGCTGCGCATAGCCCGCTACGTCTGTAAACGTCACTGTGCCCGCATCCAAATCTGCGGTGTAGCCGGTGTCGATCTGCACGCCGTCGCTGCCAATCACTTCGACACGGCTCAATCGCACGCGCCCGCAGCTGACAGATTGCCCGTTGATGACGGTTTGCGCTGCAAGCTCGCCCGTGTGCCCAAGCACAACGAAGCCCCCTTTTCGCACCATCGGCACAAGCCCATCGTTCGGCAACATAGTCGGATCAAGACCGAGGATTTCCGGGTCGAGACTGACGTATGAAAACCCCGTGGCGTTGTAGCGCATCGAATCCGGGTCTACCGCAGCGGCTTTGATTTCATCCAGCCCGGTAATCCCCAAAGACTCTACGTTCATGCCGCCCACGTAAACAGCTGGCCGCATCAGCCCCGTTTGCGGATCAACATACGAGACGCTAGCGGGCGTCACATTTGCACCGATTTTTTGGCCAAATGCAACTTCGCAACATCCCGTCTCGTAGTCCACATACCCAACAACGCCACGCGATCCATGAGTTTCTGGCGTCGGCGGTTCGCTGCACGTATCGATAAAGCCCTGTGAATTTGCTGTGGCAGTAAATGTTTCGCCCGTATCCGACCATGCGCCCGCGAGCTGAAATGCTCCCGCGTACAGCGGCGCAGTCGCTGAGCGAAACGTGATGCGCGTAACACCGCCCGCCTGTGTGCTGCCAATTTTCGGATTGATTGCTGCCGCGACGATGTCCGGCTCGGCGTAAGCCTCGGCCGGCCAGTCCGTCAGCGTTGTTCTCGACGCACTAGTCTTACCGACAATCGTCCCGCTTCCCGTGTTTGGCCGCAAATTTGCAACAACGTCGTAGCCAAATCCCGTGCGCACATAGACCATTTTCGTTTGGCCCAGGCGCACGTAGCGCGGATAAACGGTCTCTTGCGTGTAATCCCCACCCACGGGCAGCAGCTCGAAAAACAAGGTGTCCAGCTTATGCGTCAGTGTCACCGGTGCAGTGTCAGAACCCGCACAACGATAGATCAGGCCGTATGTCAGCGCCCCACCCCACCAGTTCCACGTCTGACTCAAGCTCGCAGCGCCAGACGACGCCGGGGAGACTGTTGCCTTAATTGTTTTTGCAGAATTGCCGGCTAATGTATAGCCAGAAACTGTGGAGTTGCCGTTTTTATCTTTTTCCCCCGGAACTTCCTTCCACTCAGGTACGCTCCGGATGACCGGGATTTTTTTTGCTACATACAAAACACCGTTTGAGTAATCAATCGTGCCAACAGCGTAGGGCGACACACCGCTTTCCCCTAATTGATCTGCACATAAGTGCCCGGCACCGTCGTCGTAAATACGCGCAACGTCATAAATTGATGTCGGCGTTTTTGCTTGCACTTCTTGCGTGTACATCACATTGACAGCGCACTCAAACGAGCCGGGGCGCACTGACACCGCCAAGCTACACGTAAAAAAATCAACGTTGTAGTCAGTCAGCTGAGCAACATGGCCGGACTTGTCTTCCGCTCCCATCAGCGTAATGCTTAGCTCAGCGCCGACGTTTGGCAGCCAGTTCGGGCTGAAATAAAACCCGCCAGATTTGCCGTAAACGACAGCACCTACCGCGTCACCTGCCAGTTGGCCAAGTTCGTCATCTGTAGCTATTTGATGCTCCCCACTTGGCCGATCCCAGCTGACAGTCAGAGAACCGGGCGCAATGACTGTGTCTGCCGGCAACTTGATGAACGCTTTCAAGCGCTGATCCAGCGGCAGCACTGCATCTGTTGCGGTGCGTACTGTTTGAATCGGCGCCCACTGCCAAAGCACTTTGCTGCGCACATCCGGCAGCGCTCCCAGCGTCACGCTAGCGCCGCCGGTCACGAAATTGACTGAGCCAGCGCCGAATGAGCTATCAGTTCCGCGCAGCGCGCCGGAACCGTCATCCGTCAATACGTACCAGCGCCCCAGCGCCCGGTAGCTCACGACGAGCGATCCGCGGGCGGGTGGCGGATCAATCGTCATCGTCCAGCTGCGGCGATTGTTTTCTGCCGTAACCGGCTGCGAATAACTGTCTGTGACGACAGTGATCGACGCAGCCGGCGTGTATTTCACAACATGCGTTCCTACGCCGCCCCCGAAAACATTTGTAGATAACGCCAGAATCCCGTTGCTGTAATCCACGGTGCCCACGGTTTGCCCCGATGCAACCAAAATGCCGCCACTGTCCGTCAACTTGATGCTGTCTCGCTCAACAGAAAGCGAGCCGGGGACAATACCACCACCGATATACAGCGATTGCGTCGTCGTCAAATACCCCGAAATCGAATCTGTAATCGAGCTGCCCGCCGCCGCCAGCGCTGCGCTGCGCTGGTTCGGGCGCACATCGACAAGCGGCTCTTCAACGCGTGAACTCGGCACTAGCTGCGTGTAAACGCTTTTGCCCTTGATGACGTAGTCGTTAGCATTCGCAGTTTGCGCTAGCCGCGTCACGCCGTAGTAGTGCGCAGCATCCGCAACAATGGTATTCAATACTCTAGTCGCGTTTCTTGTGTCGTAGTCATTATCGTAGCGCTGCGCGTCAAAACCCTTGTAATCAGCCGACAGTTCTAAACTGATGCCGAGCACGACAATTTTGCGTTGAAAATCACCCTGCGCATCCGAAAATGTGCGGACATTTGACGCTACGCTTACGATGCGGAAATAGTCAACTTGTGTTTCAACATTACCGATTTGTCCCGAGAGCATCATCGTTTGCCCGACAGACGGCAGCTCAACTTCTACTTTCTGTATCAGCGTGACATTCATCTGACCCGCAATGTGATTGCCAAAAAGATAGCCGGACCAAACTGATCCACGCGCTAAATACGACTGCATGCGCTTCACCGCAGCGTCTCGGCGGTCAAAAACATCGCCAGTTGAAAACAGCGTCACAGCCACGTTTGGATCAGCCGGCGGCTCTGAAACGATGACGTTCACGCCGTAGTAGCCGTCAGTCCCAGGTGCGCGCACGCTTGGAAAAACCTTGCGCACACTCACGCGCCCGCCGGCTCGGTCAAGCTCGCTGATGTCCGGGAAGATGCTGTTGCTCGCGCCGTTTTGAATAATGCTGCCGGTTGGCGCACCGCCGCCATTGCTGGTGTCGAGCATCACTTGCGATTTGACGAGCGCGATGTCGCCCTGCTGGATTGCCATTTGTTATGACTCCACTGTGAGTAACTTGATGGACGTGATCCGCACCAAATCCGCCGGCTGATCCGCCTCGCCGGGCCACAGCGGCGCGGCGGAAAGTGCCGGCGATTCGTCGTGGCGAAAAACGACTTCGTAGGCCGTGCCGGCGGCGTCTGTCAGCGTGAGCTGCTGCTCTGGCACCCGCGCCCACGCTTGCACTTGTTGCCAAGCCGAGAGCGCAAGCAGCGTGTCTGCATCGGGCGCAATTGGCGCCAGATCGATCTTCCAGCCGCTCAACTTCACGCCCGACTGCACGATCACCGCGCCGGTAATCGAGTACTCAACTGACTGTGCGACGGGCGAAAACGTGAGTTCGTCAGCCCACCAAAGTCCGGGGGGCAGCGGCACATCAGTAGTGCCATCGCTGAGTGTGTAGGGTCTGGGCATAACTGTTTTACGTGCGAGAGACGACGCGGGACGCAGCGGCAATCCGCGTCAGCACGTCTTGCAGCGCTGCGGCGCCGCCGGTCGTGGTTTCAACCTCGTGCGAACTTGTCGTCGTCGTGCCGCCGCTGTTGATCGTCAAGTTGATGACGGTTTTTGTCGTCGCAGCGGCGCCGGTGGATGCGTTAGCCGAGCTGGTGCCGCCGGGCGTGCTTGTGTTTTTGCTTGCGCTTGTTTCCGCTGCCGCGCCCCTGCCGTCCTTGCCGTAGAGCGCTTGCGCCGCCGCTTTGTTGAGCGCCTCGCTCAGAGTGCTGCCGTTGTATTTGAGCTGGCCAGGGTTGTTGAAGTACGGCACGTCACCGCTGGAGTCCACAAACTCCCTGGCGATTGACCGGGATTCTTTGTCGCTCAAACCGTACTGCTTGAGCGTGTTGATGATGCTTAGCAGGGTGTTGCCGGCGGCAACTGTGCCGCCCCCGGTGCGCTCAGCAGCATCTTGCGCAAAGCTCGACTGCACTGCGTCATTGCGCTCTTTCAAACTCGTGTTGAGCGCAGTCACTTGCTCGTTTGCGGCCTTTGCTTCGGCGGCGATGTTTTGCATCGCTGTCGCTCCGGCATCCCCCGCATTTTTGGCAGTGACCGCAACGCCGAGCATCGAAGCCTCAACTTCCAGGGTGCTCGTCACAACACCGCCGTTTGCATCCATGACCGCTTTGGCGTACTGCTCAAACGCCTGGCGCTTGGCAGCGATGCTCACAGTCGCGTCGTACTGAATCCGCTTCCACGCGGCACCCAGCTCGTTAGCCGTCTGCTGCATTTCAGCCTGGCTTTGCAAGCCGAACCGGTGCAGTGCTTCGGCAGTGCTGTTCACGCCGGCGCGCACGTCATCCAGCTTGTTTTGTGCGCGTTGCAGCCCCTCAGTGAGCTGGTCGCCCGTAACTTTTCCCTGCTTGCCCAGCGCCTCCCAGCGGTCAATCACCGCCTGCACTTCCTGCTTGGTTTGCGCCGCTTGCAGGGCTTGATCCAGCGCTTTGGTGAGCACTTTGCCCGCTGCTTCACCCTTCACACCCAGCGCTTCCAGCTGCTTTTCAAGAGCGTCCAGGTCTCCCAGCGCCTTGGCCGTGGCGGTGCTGATGCCTGTTTGCAACTCACGCACCGAGGTGCCAAATTTCCCGAGCAGCGCATCGGCCACGCCGTTGACGCCGTCTTGCACATCTAGCATCTTGGCGCTGATGCTGTTGCCCAAAGCGATGTACTGCACTTCCGTGAGCTGCCCGGCTTTGCGCAACGCCTCAACGCGGGCGGTGATGGCATCCAGCTCGGCGGCGTTCTTCGCGCCGTTCACCATGCCGGCCAGTGCTTGGCTCACCACCGCAGCAGTGTCTACGCCCTGTTTTTTCAGCTCTGGCAGCGAGCGGATCAGTACCGCCAGGCTCTCGGTCGCCGTCTGGAACTCCGCAGACATGCGCGACGATGCCGCCGGTACATCCACCCCCAGGCTCTGCGCCGCCTGCTGCCCGACGGCCAGCAGCAGCTGGCGCAGCAAATCTGCCGGAGCGGCCGGGTCGTTCAGGGCGCGCAGCAGCTGATCGCGGAATGCCGCTAGCTGCACGCCGTTGAGCTTCTCAATGGCAGCGGGCAGGCTCTGGCCTATTTGGTCGGCGATGTCCTTGCTCTTGCCTGCCAGCTGAATCAGCTTGGCCAGTTGCTGATCGATGCTCGGGCCGATCTGCGGCAACTTGGCTTGCCCCGCCGCGACGATCTTGCTCAGTGCTTCATCGACGGCGTTGGCCTGCGATGCCATGCCAGCCAAGCCAGAGGCGCCCGCTGCCGCGCCAGCGGCGACAGCCGCGCCGGCCGCTTGCCCTGCCACACCAGCACGCACTGATGCCGCCACGCCCGCCTCATTTGCATGAGCCAGCTGCTGCGCTGCCAATGCCCCGGCAGCGTTGGATTTGGCAGCTTTGTCGGCTGCTGTGGCCGCTTCTTGTTGCGCCAGCGCAGTCTTTGTGCTTTCGCTTCCGAGAGCCGCAACATAAGAGCGCAGCACTTCGTTGTGCTGTGCGGCCTTTAACAGTTTGTCCCGGCTCTCCGCTTCAATGGCGGACAACTGCTGGCGCAGCTGAGAGAAATCAAGGTGTGTCACCGCCGCCATGACGGTGCCAATGTCTTTACCAATCGAGATCAGCGCATCGTCCAGCACCACGATGGCTGCATGCGCGAGTTGAGCGCCGTACTTGAGCGCGTCGAGTCCCCCTGCGTTGCCAATGTCATCCGCCATTGCAGCCAACGCATTGCGCACATTTGTCAGCTCAGCCGCCAATGAGCGCGCATCACCAGACCCGCCATATAGCTCGTTCAGCCCCTTTGTGAGCGCAGGGAAAATTTCCTTCGCGCTGATACGGCCTTGACCCACTAGGTCGTTCAGCTGTTCCACCGTCATGTTCATGCCCTTGGCGGCAGCAATCATGGCGCCGGGCAGCGCTTCCCCGAGCTGCCCGCGCAGCTCTTCCATTTCCACTTTGCCCTTGCCTGCCATCTGGCCCAGGGCACGCAGGGCGTTTTCGGTCTCAGCCGAGGATTTACCTGCGCGAGACATCGCTACAGCTACAGCCTCAAACACCAGGGCTGTTTGCTCTCCTTCAACGGCGGTGCCCTTGGTAGACGCCCGCAATTCCAGGAACGCTTTTCCGGCTGCGACAACATCGACCCCGGCGCGGAATGCCATCTGCCGCACTAGCTCCAGGTCTTTGGCCACAGGCTCGGCACTGCCATGCACCGCCTTCAGTCCTAGCGCGATGGATTCCATGCTGGCCGCAGCCATCACCATCTCGCGCCCAGCCAATGCCGCACCAATGCCCTGAGCTACCTGCGTCAGTTGCGCCTTCAGCTCACCCGCTAACTGCGCGGACTTTCCCGTTTCAGTCCCCAACGTCTTCACAGCAGCGGCCGCCTGCGTCGCCCCCGCAGCCATACGCGGCAAATCGGCAGACGCACGCTCCACTGTCCCGCCCAGGCCAGTTAATCGCTGGGTGGCCTCATACACAGCGGCGTTTTGCTCTATCAGAGCCAGTCGATTGCGTCGTGCCCGCTCCGTGAGGATGCTTAGCTGCTCGGCCTCTTCCGCCGTGGCGTTTTTGGCCCCACCGATCAACCGCGTGTAGTCATCCACGGCCTGCGAGGTCTGCGCCACGCTCTGGCGCAATGCGTCTTGTCGTGCTCGGGCAGCGGTCAGCTCGGTGCCGGCCTGGCGCACAGCTTCAGCATGCCGCTGAGTGGCCTCTTTTGCAGCCGCTTCCGCCTGGGCCAGTGTTTCAGCTGCGGCCTTGTTTGCCTTGTCTTGCTCCGCCAGCCGCTGCAACTCGGTGGCGAGTGTGCGGGCGCGCGCGGCCACCTCGGGGTCGATGGCCTGGCCCATGCGCTCCAGCGCCTGCACCAGCTCTTGCACGGCGTCCGGCTTGGGCAGCTTGTCAGCAAATACCTCGGAGGTGGCCCCGGCCTGCATCAGCTGCTGCGCTGCGGCGCGGGCTGCTGCTTCCAGGGCATCTAGTTCGGTAGCCTGCTGGTGCTGTGCCCTGGCTGCATCAAGAGCAGCCTGGGCGGCGCGCGTGTCCGCAGGGATGCCCAGGGCCGTCTTGGCCTGTGCAGCAGCGCGCACAGCCGCTTCTGCTTCACGGATTGCCGCTGTGGCCCGCTCCGTCGCCGCCGACTGCTGCCCGACTGCCTCGGTGGCCCCTTGCGCCGCCTGCCGGTGCGCGGTGGACGCGCCCACAGCATCACGCTGCGCACGGGCCATGCCGTTGGCAGCAACGGCAGCGGCCGAGAGCTTGGTCTCGGCATCAGCCAACTGCTGGCGCAGCGTCTCGGTGGCCTGCGATTCGGCATCGCTGGCCGCTTTCAGGCGCGTGATTTCGGCGGCCAACTGGGCCGCTTCCTGGCGCAGCGACTCGGCCGCCGCATCATTAGATTTCAGGCCATCGAGCAGGGCTGAGAGGTTCGACAACCCCTCCTCGATCACCTTCAGCCGCAGGCTGACGCTGGCTTCAGCGGTCATGGTGTGAGCACCTCGGTCAGTGGGTCAGCTGGCGGCCAGCGCGGCCGATCCGTCAGGCTAGGTTGCCGTAGCGCGTGCGGTAGAAGCCAGACGTGCCGTCGGGCTTAGTCGCGTCGCGCAGCAGCTCAGCTTCGTAGGTCACTTCGGTGGGTTTGTCGGCGATCAGGGCCAAGTCGTCGAGCATCGGGACGTGCCATTTCCAGGCATCAATCACAAGCGGGCGGCCATCGATGTCGTTCAGACCTTCGATCACAAGCTCCAGGTCTGTGCTTAACACCGTCCCGGCTTCAAAGCTCTGGTGCGCTTTGCTGACGTAGGTCACCGTGGCAGCCACAGCGCCGCTGCCCACATGCGGCGCGTCGCTGGGGATGTAGAGGCCCGATGGCGAAAGCTCGTAGTCATCCCCGGCCGTCAGCACCGTGCTGCCCGAGGTGAGCGTCACCGAGGTGATGCTCTCGGGCAAAAACTCCAGCTGCGTCAGGCCGCCCTTGTACAGCGTCACCGCCTCGCCCGTCACTGTGGCAGATGGCACCGCCGTGGGCTCGCTACCCACCGCCAGCGCCAAGTTTTCGGCGCTCAGCTCGTTGAGCGTGACCGCGAGCATCACCGAGTCGATGCGCTCGCTCTGCGCACGGGTACCGCCGCCGCGCCGGGTGTAATCCGCCACTTTGTTGGTCTTGAGCTTGTGTTTGAGATTGGCCTTCGAGGTGTTGGCCAAAAACCGGCGAATGCCGGTCGTGCCCCACTTGCGCACAAAGATGCGCCCGACACCCTGGTAACTCTCATCACGTTCGTAGGTTTGCGGCATAGCGCGCTCCTTGGTGCTGCAACGATGTTGCAGTGGTTGAAATCAAATCAGCGGGGCCGGCCCGCTTTGGGGTTCACGCCTGGCTGCGCAACGCTGGTCGCATCGCAGCCAAAACGCAGGGTGACGAAGGCATTGCCCAGGTCGGTGTAGCCAACTGGCGGCCCTTGCTCGGGCACCAGCGCGCCGAAGCCAGTCACGCCGCACACCCAGCCGTGCAGCGCTTGCGAGACGGCCAGCACGATGGGCAGCGCCTCCTCGTGCTGCATCAGCACGTCATCGTTCACCGGGCCGGTGGGCTGCTGGATTGGTGGCGTCATCCGGGCCACCACCACCACGCTGAACAGGTGCCGCCAGGTGGCGCGTTCCGGCGATGCGCTGGTGAGCCGAGGCTGGCCGTAAATGAGGTAGGCCGCCGGGGGTGTCAGCCCGCCTTCATTGATCGCAGCCAAGTCAGACGCCACGCCCAGCACGTTCACCAGGCCTTGCTGGCCGTCGGGCATCAGCACGCTGCGCAGTCGCTCAAGCATGGCGCGCTGGGGGACGCTCCAGTCCAGGCCGTTGATTGCAGCGGTGCTCATCAAAATCCCCTTAGCTCGTCGTCGGTCACACCGCGACGGCTAAAGCTGTAGCTCAGATCAGCTTCAGTCTGCGGCGTGGTGCTCAGCACGTCGCCCGGCTCGCCGCCCCATGGGCAGCTCAGTGCCGTTTTGCCGCGTGAGAGCTTGTCCAGATCGTCCAGCGCGTGTTTGCGCCGTTGGCTCACCTCATGCTCTGGCGGCAGGTAAGTGCTGTAGAGCAGCGCCCGCGCCAAGTCGCAGCAGATCGGCACTAGCTGCGGTGGCGGCACGTACGCATCCCCATCACCGGTCACGATGGCCGGTTTGAGGCAGCCCCTCAGCGGCAGGCGGTACAGCACGCCCAGGTAGCCGTCAATCAGCGTGCTGGCGTCGGCCAGGGCCAGCGCCACGCGGTCAGCGTCGATGACGCTGGGCGGGCGGTTGGCTGTGTCGGTGAGCTGGGCTAGCTCCCACTCGCCAAAGCGGCGCGTGAGGTCGTCCTGGGTGGCATAGATCATGGCTGTGGCGGGTCAGGCGGTGGTCAGGTGTGGCGGTGCGGGAGCACCTGGCACTCGAACAACTGACCGGCCGTAGCGGCGGCAAGCGCACGGCCGCAGTGGTCGGTCGCCGTGCCCACGATGGACTTTCCCGAGCCATCGGCGGCGGGCTTGACGAAGTCAAACTTGGCGATAGTGGCCGCAGCCGTCATCAAGCCGCTGAACTCGGTGATCACCGCTACATGCTCACCGGCCACCGCCGGGGTGTGGGTGATGCCGATGCTGTCGTGGCCACCGCCAGAGCTGGTAGCGGGGGCGCCGTCGTAGCCGACAAAGGTGTATTCCGCCAGCGGGGCAGTGGCCTTGACGGTGATGGTGTCGCAGTCTTGGAACTGGTGTCCCATGAGGTTCTCCTGGTGAGGTGATGCCGTCGGGCTGCTCAGGCCTTGGGCTTGGCCGTCTTGGCGGGCTTGGCAGCACCACCATCCGCGTCAGCGGGAGCCTCCTGAGCGACTTCGGCAGCCTCATTGGCAGCCGGCTTGATCGACTCATCAGCCGCTTGCAGGGCCGCACGGGTAGCGGCAAATGCAGCTTGCACGGCGGCCTGTTGCTCCTCGGCCTTTTTAGCTGCGGCTTCTTCGTCGGCCGTGTCGCGCACGCTGCCCAGGCGCTTCAGCTCGGCCACATCATGCGCAGCCAGGCCCGTCACTTCATCGCCCGGCTTGAACTGGATGCGCTTGTTTTGCACATGCGCGATGACCATCGTCACCGCAATCAACTTCGCCATGATGGTGTTCCTTGTGAGCCAGGCTTAGGCCCGGCGGGTGGCTTGATGGCAAATCAGGAGGCGTTCTGCAACAGGAACGCGGCTCCCTGGGTCAGCACGTTGGGGCGGCGCTCGTAGGTGCCGCCGTACACCCAGCCCTTGCGCTCGTTCGAGTAGTAGGGCGTCTCGGCCAGCGGATGACCTTCCATCACCGAGGTAGCACCAAAACGCGGCGTGCCCAGGCTCATGCCAGTGTTGAGGTTGATGGGCGGCGAGTACGACACCACCGTGGCACCGCTCCAGACGTCGTGCTTGGTGCCGTCGTCGTCTTCGTACACCGCATCGCCCACATCCACGTAGAACAGCTCCGGGTTGGTCGGCGACAAGATGCGCTTGATCTGGTCGATGGTGGGCGGGCCGAGCTGGGTCGATGGCAGGTAGCCGCGCGTCTCCTCGTTCTCGCAGAACGCCTTGTAGTCGGTGGGGCTGAACGTCACGCGGTTGCCCCGGCGGCCACAGTCCTGGCGCACCATCTCGATGGCCGTGCGCACGTCCGTGACGGCCTTGCCCGTCGCAGCCGTCCACTTAGCATTGCCAGACAAGGCGTACACCATGCCCGAGCCGTACGTGGCCGGGTCGGCAGCCTTCTCGGCGCAGTCCAGCTCGTAGGAGAGATCCAGCACATCGCGGATCGTGCTCATGGCAATTTGGCTGGCCTCCAGCCACATGCCCACGTTGAGGCGGCGCGCGGTGTCCAGCTCGCGGATGATTTCACGCGGCATCAGCACTTCCACCGCGTCTTGATCCAAGGTCACGACCTTGTCGCCCCACTTCAGCTCGATGCGCTTGGTGGGCGCACCTGGCGCCCGGCGGATGTTGTAGCGCTTGAGGTGCGTGGTGCCCATCTGGATGATGGACATGGACGACAGCGCCTGGGGCAGCAGCGGGAACAACCCGGAGCCGACGTAGCTGGTAGCGTCGTTTGAAGTGCCCAGCAGCAGGCCAGCGAGCACCGGGTTATTGTTGGCTTTCATCTGCGAGAGGGTCATGCTCATCGTTCAGCTCCGTGATGGATGGATGGGACGGTCGGTCAGGAGAAGGCCACCGGCGGGAACACAGCACGCGCCGCTTCGGCGTAGCTCACGCCGGGGTGCTTGCCCATGTGGGCGCGGATGCGCTGGTCTTGCTCGACGGCGGTCAGCGTGGCAACCTCGCCCTGGGGTTGGTTGCTGGTCTCGGCAAAAGAGCCAGCCGGCGTGCCCTGGGGCTTGTGTTCCGAAAAGCTCACGCGCACCGGCAGCGCGCCAAACGCATCGCGTACGAACTTGACCGCATCGAACTCCACGCGCTTGTCGCCCTCGGCGAAGCTCACGCGCTTGACGGTGGCGGCATCGCCCAAAGCATCCAGCACAGCCACCAACTTGGGCATGTCAGCCGGGCTGATGCGAGCACCGGTTTGGCCCTTGCCGCACATGCCCTCGGCAAAGCTCACATGCTCGGCGTGGCGGGATTCGGCTTGCGCCTTCAGCACGGCCGCATTCGCATCGCGGGCGGCTTGGGCATCAGCTTCCGCCTTGAGGCGAGCGGCATCGGCTTCTTCGGCCTTCTTCTTGTCAGCGGCAGCCTGAGCCTTCAGGGCTGCAATTTCTTCTTCGGTCATGGTGGTGCTCCGTGTTGCGGTGGCGGTGGCGGTGGATGAAGCCTCGGCAAAACTCACCCGGCGGGTGGGAGCCTCGGCAAAACGTGCGGCGGTGGGGGTGTTGGTGCGGGAGACCAGCGGCGGGATGCGGGGGATGTCTTTGAGGCCCTTCACGGCCGGTGGCTGTCCACCCAGCGCACCGATGTGTCGCGGATACCAGACGCCCGGCTTAGGATTCACCGGGTCTTGCGGGTGATAGAACTCGATGGAGCGCTTCTTGAGCTGCCCGCCATCGGTGGCTTGCAGGGCGTACTCGGGCACGACTTGGTGCGCGGTGGCCAGCAGCTTGTTGTCATCGCTCACCGAGAACTTGAGGGCGTAGCCATACGCCGGGTCACTGGTCTCGGGGTGGCCGATGGTGAACGGCGCTTCATGCAGCTTGGGGTCGTAGGCTGCGGCGGTCTTCAGTAAATCGTCGCGGGTGATGGTGAAAACGTCGCCCTGCTCAGACGGCCGGGTGCCAGCCGCAAAAACCTCGATCCACTGCCCCTCCATCGCCTGCTTGGCGGCGAGTGCTGCGGGTGTCGGTTTGCTGGGTGCGGTGCTCATGGGATGGCATCGTCGCCAGCTTGGCCCCGCAGTCCTAGCGAGCATGCGTTAGCGTTTTTGGCACCCGCGCGCGCGGCGGCAGCAATCCGCAGCGAGCCACCCCACCGCAACCGCGTTCCAAAACGTTCCCAAGGGGGTTAGGTGCCCCAAACGCCTCCCGGCGCGCACATCGGCACCACCCGGCCAAAAAAAACGCCCCAAAGCTGGGGCGTTGTGGGGGCGAGCGCTCAGGGCTCAAGCGGGAGCTGCGGCTGGCGGGTCTTGCGGTACTCCTGATACCAGGCCGAGACGATGCGGCGCACATGCGGCTCA